ATAACTCGGCACTATCTCGATAGTATAAAAGCGATTTGTTTTACTGCTTTAATGGGCGTTACGACCTTCGGGTTTACTAAAGTAGAGGTAATTGAACAGGGTGGATTACGACCATACAATCAACCCCAGAGTGAGGAAACCACGCTTGTAGATTAGATGCGATTCAGCTTTAGCTGTCAAGTCGAAATACGAAGAAGTAAACCTCGTTGTCTGCCACCTTAGGGTGTCACGGAAGTAAGCAGACACATCAACTGATACTCAGTGTGCAAGTAGTAGGGCAAGTCCCACGCCATCAAGTAATGAGAGCATAGTATCCAGTGGAGTAAGGAAACAGAGGAGGTTTCCACTTCATACTGCGGGACGAGTGGGCAGTATGACACGATTTTGTCGCTACCTTTGAGTAGGAAAGAGATTGGAACGAGAACGGAGGTCGCCCCTTCACTCAGTAGATATACTGTAGAAGTTCGCACTCGATTAGTCGACAGCAGTAGATAAGCGTTGCGAAATGAGCAGTATACCATAGACGAAAGTCGTAGATTGAAGTTCGTAATATCCTTCGCCTCTAGCTACACAGTGGATGGGTTCATGAATAATGCCGACATGACCACTTAAAAAATCACAAAGAGGAACACTTTGTAATGGGATGCTTCGGTGTCCCATTTTTTTGCTTCAAATAACTTAACATCAAAATTCTTTATGTTAATTCAAAATAGTTCTTGACAATCAGTCACAAATCCAGTATAATATCTATATGAAAAGAAAAAGGAAACCACATTTTCCTAGATGAATGAGTGTGGAGGTTATGTCTGAACATACACTGAGGGATGAAAATGCCCTCCCCAATTTAACAATATAACACAGGAGAACATTATGCCAGCAAAATTCAAAGCAAGTGCAAAAAAATACATCAGAGGAGTTCCAGCAAGTAAATTACCTATGGAGCATTTCTACCTTCACACAATGAAGAAAGAAGAGTTGTTTGATTACATCAATTCAACAGGTAATAACATTAAACCTAAAGTAAGACAGAAGTGCATAAACGAACTTCAGCGTAGAGGTATCAAAATTGAATGGGTGGTGAAGTCATGAAGTGGGGTGGTAAAGCAGTGCATAAGTCACACAAGAAAAAGACTTCACAAGGTGATTCACACAACAGAGTCAGTCTGAATATGAATAAAAACAAGAAGCGTTCGTTCAAAAAGTACAGAGGACAGGGACGATAATGGGGATAGTGATACGCTTTCCAATCGAAAGGACAGAAATGCAACGATTAGTGCAAAATCTAAAAGTGCAGGAAGAAGAAATCAAGATGTGTCTTGACGACTTGGAAGCGTTGAACGAGCATATAGTAGAGTTGACAGCAGAATATGAAATACTACTAAACAGAGTGTGCGAATTAAATCAAATCAAATTAGAAGGAGAAACAAATGACTAAGAAAGCAAAGCGTATAGAAGCAGACATCAGAGACATGAAGCATAGACTTGAACTAATAAGAACAGTAGTACCTGTATTAGTACTAATTCTACAGGTTTTTATACTAGGGAGAATACTATGATAAAGGGCAGTATGATGTATGACCAACATGGTCGTAAGCGTAAAGTAAAGAAACTATACACTAGTAAGAAAGCGACGCCTAATTTCGCTAAACAAGAGGCAAAACAATTTAAGGAAGCGAGTAGCATACCAAGTATGCCTGTCGGAGAGTACAAAGTACCAGTAGACAACTCGTATAAAAAAGAAGTATCAAAGCAGTACACGGTATCTATTGCTTACAATAAAGGTGCATATCAAGTGATACCAAAGAAAGAGGTAAAAGACATTGGCAAATAAATATAACAAACATTACGCTGTAGGTATGCGAGCGAATGGTAGTACAATAAAGAGAATAGCATACCCTAAAGATACACAGAAGAAGTTTGAACACTGGGAATGCCCAGCAAGAAACTGTGAGTTCATGGACATTGAATTGGAAGATGGCAGATGGATTAGTAGTGCAGACCTAGAGTTAGGTTTTGATAAGAAACAAGTAGAAAATCTAGAAAAGTTCATAAGCGACATTGCAGGAGGTGTAGCGTGAGTAAGATAAATGATTATGCGAGATTCGTAGACTCTTGCACGTCTGAAACAAGTAAAGATACTACTAAAATGTGTGATAGACTAGATAAATTGATGGGAAATCATACAATGCAGAATGGTAAACTAATAGAGTGTGAAATCGACATGGCAAGATTGATGACTGCACTGATAGGAATGATGGCAGAGTCAGGAGAGTTTGCTGAGGTAGTGAAAAAGAAAGTATTTCAGAACAATACACAGTTCACAAACGATGAGATTTTTCACATGAAAAGAGAACTAGGTGATGTACTTTGGTACTGGGTTCAAGGGTGTATTGCTCTTGGGTTTACTCCAGACGAAGTAATGGACGAGAATATTAACAAACTAGAAAGTAGATATCCGAATGGATTTGAAATCGTACGCTCAGAAGTAAGAGCAGAAGGAGACATATAATGGCAAATCATGTACACTTTACAATTCATATAGAGGGAATTGAAGACGACCAGTTTAACGAGTGCGTTAAGACTGAGAAAAGAACTATCAAAGACTGGAGTGACAACGATATGGAAATCACAGAATTGGTAGAGTTAGAACACCAACCATTCATGTCTAGAGTAGAAAAACGATTGGATAAAGATGGGGAGTTAGAGAACTCATATGACTGGTACTGCGATAACGTAGGTGCTAAATGGTGTCATATAGATGAAATGCAGGATGGATACATTGCTGGTTATTCAGCATGGAGACAACCTCACGAGTTAGTAATAAATATAATGGAGTTCTACGCAAGTAAGTATGATACTGAAGTAAGTGCTAGTATGACTTATGAAGATGAGTTTAGAAACTTCATGGGTAAACAATACTATGGAATTCTTGAAGATGATGATGGTTGGATGGCATGGGAAGGAGACTACAATGAAACAGATGCTGATGAACTCATGGCATCATTCAATGAACTCTATCCTAGTATTGATACTGAGTCAGAAGACTTTGATTACTATGGAGAGTACGAAGTCGAAGGAGAAAAGATATATCCTAATGAAGTATTAGATGAAATCGCTGATAGATTTTGGGAGGATTGCTAATGAGTCAGTATGACGATATAGTACAAAAACGAAGAATTTTTCTTGCTGCAGAAGAGTGGGGAAACAAAATATCCCAGCACTACTGTTGCAAGGGAGATATAGGAGACTTAGGTTTTGGTATGGGGTACTTTGTATACTATAATAATGGTGCAGTACATAAACTAAGTGGTAAAAGAATATCTATAGTACAAGCACCAATGTCTATAGAAGAAGTAATGGATGCTTACGAGAGGAAAGAGTCATGAATGATAAAGAGTTAGAGTTCTATGGCTGGGAACAGCAGTATGGAACTGAAGAAGCAATAAGAATAGCAGCTGAAGAGTGGGGTTCTAGTGAGAACCAAGTAAAAATACTAGTAAATAGTTGGGAGGACTTAACAAAATGGCACTAAACTATACACAAGACCAAGTAGAGTATATAACTAACCAATATAGACTCAAACCTGATAGAGATACAGTAGAAAAACTATCAAAAGAACTCAATAAGAGTATAAAATCTATCATAGGAAAACTATCGAGAGAAGGAGTGTACAAGAAAACTGAGTACACAACCAAAACGGGTGAAAAGCCAGTCACCAAACTAGAAATAGTACAAGAACTAGCAGAAAGACTAGAATTAGAAATATGGCAACTAGCAGGGTTAGAAAAAGCACCCAAATCAACACTCAAAGCATTAAAGGAGAACATATGAGAGTAGCAAAAATACTAGATTCAACATTAACAGATAAGCATGGTAAGTATGCAGAGGTGCTGGGTCTTATCGACAGTCCCAGCGGGGTTCAGGCAAGGCTAAAGTTCGGAGATGACCACAGAACCACTGTGTCAGTCAGGAAGCTAAGAATGATACAACCTGAAGGTGTGCCAAGGTCTAAAGACGGATGGTTCTAAACTTGGACGACTAAAGGACAAACTTACGGAAGTTAACGGAAGCCCACTCTTGCAGTGGGTTTTTTATTGCTTAAAAAATTTCGGTTGGCACAAGTTATGAGAAGTCAAGATGTACTTGTAGTAATTGGTGTTTAGTGTGGGTGTTATTAAGCTCTTGAGTTGAGCTTAGTCGATACTTGGTTGTATCTTGTTGATGTGTTTATACAATTAACACTCTATCTTTGTCCTAGATTAGATG